AGCAGATTGTCGGCCACTTCTTTGTAGCTGGTGCCCTTGAACACTTGCGGGGGCGCGTCGGGGAACGTGAGACGGGCGATATAAAAGCCGTTCACTGGTTCGCCGTTGTTATCCCAAGTTACCGCCATAATTCAACCCTTCAACGCTGAGAATTTCCTCAACTTCGGTTTGTGGACGTTCGGGCGCGATGCCTGCATGTTCTTCGGCGGCACGGTTGACCGTCTTCTGCATCGCGACAAAGATTTGCCAGTATGCCTTGGCCATGCGGTGTTCGGCAATGATGCGCTTCGTGTCGGCCACGTCGCAGTTGATAAGCCGCGTCTCCTGCTCGATGCAAGCCCGTTCCAGAACATCGAGCAGAACTGGCCACGATGGGGAGTGCAACAAACTGAACAGTGCCGCCTTTTCGGTTTGATCGAGTTGGCTCCTGAGTCCATGACTTCTTTCTGTCCTCGGTTCATTGTCGCTTGGCATCATAACACCATTAATTCGAGCCGATTGTCAGGCGTCAAGTCCCCGCTGAAAAGACCCCCTGGCCCTCGAAGTCGCGCATCTCTTTCCGCTCGTTCCAGGCGGCGGCTTCCTCGCCTGCGTTGAGCATCAGGTCATGCGCGAGGTTCACGTCGCCCTGCTGGTCGATCTCTTCGCTCTTGGCCTGGTGCTTGGCTCCGATGCTGGCGAGTTGCGCCTTCGTCTTCTGTATTCCGGGGTTCATCTGCGCGAACATCTGCGTCTCACGCGGCGACATCGGGCGAATCAATTCGCGGGTATTTTTCCACTCGGACATTTCCATGAACATCTCGAAGATTTGTTTCACGTCTACGGTGTACCCGGTCGCGTTAAGCTGCTGTACCAAATGGGGGTTTTCCAGAATTTGGATCATTAGGGGCAAGGCCTGGGCCATCGCTTTTTTCGCGGCCAGATGCACGCCTGCGAGTACCTCGAACTTGTGATTGGCATTCAATAGGTCGTCCATGTCGAGTTGAAACGCCTTGCCTAGCTCGTCACCCAAAATGTCGCGAATCTCGTTCGGCGGCATCTGTTGCTTCACCATGTCGTCGAGCAGGTAGAGATAGGGAATCAGGATGCCTTTGACGAAGTGCCCGACTGGTCCCTGAATCTTGTTCGCATTGGCTTGGATAATTCCGCCTGCGCCTGTAGCCGTCCGTGCTGCGCTCGAACCGCCCCGTTGGGGCAACGACCCCTGGGTAAACGCCTCGTCCGCTCCTACGACGTTCTGCGACGTGTTGCGCGATTCCTGAAGCGCGGCGAATACCTGCGGGGGAACCTGCGGGGTTTCGATGATGCCGAATGCGTCTCGAACACTCTTGTTCGGGGCTACGTCCACGTCCACGATGCCGCCGAGCCGAGAGCGTATCTGCTGCGTCGGCGCGTTCGCGCCCCTATCCCTCGCATATTGTGGATTGCACGCGAAACTCAACAGGTCAAGAAGCGCGTCCACAAGGCCCTTTTCAACTCTTTGATCCGAGCCGCTCAACCTTCCGGTCCCCAAACCATAGCCTGCGTTCGGGATGTTCCAGAAGTTCGCGGAGAAAAAGGGGACGCATGGAAACGTGTGCCGTTTGTTGCGAATCACGACTGCGCGGCCTGCGGTGTCGCGCAGTACGGTGTAGACGTGTTTTTTGCTCCAGCGTTCCAGGCATTCGAGCGGCCAATCGAGCACGTCCTCGGTGGTGATGCGATTGCGCTTCTCCGCATGGTGGACGGCGGTGCTCTCGGACTGCTGCGATTCGACATTTGACGGCGGATTGGCGTCCGATTCGTGATCGAAAAAGTAGGCGACGAGAGCCTCGGTGGAGGGAATGTCGTAATCGCCGTTTTCGCGGAGCGTATCCAGGTCGCGAAACGTGGGATAAGTGCGGCGAACGACATACTTCGCCTTGTGAAGCTGGTTCGGCGCTCGCCATCCGGGGTCTACCAGTACCTCGCCTAGCTCGCAGACTTCAAAAAACGGGCGGTTCGTCGTAACTTCCGGCTCCTCGATGTCAAATTCGTCACTCTCGCGGGTGTAAACAGGCGTCGGCTTCGCGGCGAGAGGCAGGTTGACCATCTGAAGCGGGTTTTTGCGGATGTATTTGCGGTCGATTTCGGTCTCGGTGACCCAACCGCCATGCACGATGACCGTCCCGAAGGTGGTCATGTACTCCAAGGCCCTCTCGCATTCGCTCTCGAAGTCGATTTCATCGAGCAGGGCGTCGTAGAGAGCCGATTTTGCGCGAATGGTCTGCTGCGATTGCCCTGGCCGGGGCCGGATGACAAACGGCGGCTTCTCGTAAAAGATGCCGGCCTTCATTCCGGGGACGAGCGAGTTGGTGTAGCTCGCGACCGTGAAGCGCGAGATGTTCGCTCGGGCGACGGTGCTGCCTTCAAACTGCGCGTTGGTGCGCGGCGACTGGTAGAGAACATCGCTCTCGCGCCAATGCAAGTTCCATTGCTTCTGATCTAGATAGGCCTGCGCTCGCGCTACGTCGCCCTCTACGAGCTTGATGGCCCCCTCGTCGGTGTATCGGGCCTCCAGCACGGGCGCGAACGTTTCTAGGTCATCCCTGTCGATTTTGAGGGGTACGGTTTCGGAGCCGGGAAGGGTCGCCATCAGGCCCCCCCTGCTATTCTGGCCGTGGTGGTCCGCTTCTTCCACTTCCTACCTACTGCGAGCGCGGCTAGGTTTCCAGGTCGGTAACTTTGGCCTGGAGGAAAGGAGCGGGAATCAATGGGCAAGAAGAAAAGCCAGCGTCTAGGCTGGCTTCTTCCGGTCGTCGAATTACTGACGGCCATTGTGCAGTTGATTCGGGTGCTCTTGTAGTGCCCACTACCCCCGGCAGTCGGAAGCTGTCGGGGCCTTTCCCATTGTAGCGCGAGGGTCGTCATATCAGCCACTCAACCCCGGCATGATTTCTTCCAGTTCGCCTTTATCCCACGGCGAGACATACTCGGGGTCTTGCTCGGCCCCGGTCTCCGGTTCGACGTACTCTCCGAGGCCATACACGCGGTCGTAGAGGTCGCGTTGCTTCATCAGGTCAAACTCCAAGTCGTCGGCGTCGTCGCGGTCGCTGAGAAGTGCGGTCGCGGGAAGATGAGCAGACAAGCGGGATACCAGGTCGGGTAGCTCGTTGTCGTCGATGATGCCGTAGTGGTGCATCTGGCGAATTATTTCCTTCAGTTGCGGGGTTTGCTTCGAGAGCCATATCCAGCCGTCCTTGAGCAGTGGCTCGATGCTCTTGATGCGTAGCTGGCGGATGCCGGGGTCGTCGTCGAAGGGAAGCCAGCGGATATTCAACTGCCACGCGGCGGCGAGAGCCGCGTTGCGGATCGCCTGCTCGTGGTGGTGCGCCCCTGGCGTCTCCTCCATCTCGATTGTGTGGACGCCATACACCTTGGCGAGATGCACGATCTTATTGGCCAGCGTGGACGGGCGATAGATGCCTCGAACCAGGTCGAGTACGTATAACCGCCCGTCCTCCACTGCCCCCACAAGTCCCGCGCACACTGGATTGTCGTCGGTCTCCACGCGCCATGCGATGAAGAGTGAGCCGCCAATCGGGAGCATTTCCTGTTCCAGTGTGACCATGTGAAGCCGCTCGATGTCGAAGGTCGGCACGAACGAACCCGTGGCAATGTTCATGTACTGCGTCATGTAGCTGTTCAAGTCCTCGGCCTTTTTTTCCATGAGGAACGAGTAGGGAAGCATCTCGGGAAAGAAGAGAGTCCAGTCGTCCTCGGTCATGGCGTCGGGGTCTTCGTCGTACTTTTTGCGTGCCTGCGGCTTCGGCTCCATCGCAGGTTTCCAGAGCATCTTGGAGACGGCGGGATTCAGCCTGTCGATCATGTAGCCATACACGTCATTCGGCCCGTAGCGCGTGCCTGTCATCTCGCGATAGCCCCACGGCATGAGCATTTTGAGATTGATGAAGAGGTTTTGCTTTACTTTTTTCAGGCCGTTGGAGGTCTGCGAGTTGCGGTTGTCTTGAATGTCCTCGATTTTTGCCACGTCGAAATGCCAACCCGAGAGGCTCTGCTCGATGCTCGCGCCCATCATGGACGGCTCGCGCCATGTGCGCGTTCGCGCCGGGTTGATGAACCATCCGGCCTTGAGTTTCCCGGTGTGAACACACTCGGGAAACAAGTCGTGAAAGACGGTCGAGTTCTCGTAGTCGCGGCGGTGAAAGTGGCCAGCAACCTCGCCAACAAAGGCGTCGGCCAGGGGCGCGTCGTCGGAGTTCGAGGCCGTGAGCGCGAGGATGCGAACCTCGGGAAAGTCAACCATCCACTGCACGCCATCGGAGATGTTGAATGTA